CTAATACCCCGTAAAGTCGTTATTGCCACGAACGCTGCCGTAGCCTCTGTTTTCGTCAACGGCACTTCCGCTGTTCTGCTGGTCTTCGTAAGCTGCCAGACCCACACGCTTTTTGCCGCTGGTGGCAAAGTCGAAGCTGGCCTGATTCTCATGCGCCCACTTTAAAAACTGGCTGGTGCTGTCCACCTGATCGTCGTGGGGTGCAAGGGGGAAGATGGTCAGCTCGATTTCGTAGTCCACTTTCCATGGGGCTACTTCCGGCAGATAAACCATACCGGCCTCGAACAGGCTCGAAACGGCCACCAGTCGCTCTACCTTGTTGAGTCCTTTCGGGTCGATGGGGATCACGGGTACCCTGACCTTGGTGCTGTGCATCTCCACGCCTTGTTTCAGTTCCTGAATCAAGCTCTGCCCACTGCCTTTATCCTCAATGAGTACCGCTTGTGGTCGCCATGCCTGATAAAGACTGGCGGCGGTACGTTTAAGCTGCGGGTATTCCAGCCAGTCCCTGAAGACATCCAACAGGTACCATCCCTGCCGTGTTTCTCCCCATGTTGTGCAGACGCTGGGGTCGTTTATCTGTTCAGGTTTATAAGCCGTGTCCCAACTCTGGATAACCCGCAAAAATTCCGAAGGCAGAGTTCGGTAACGCTGGAACCAATGCCCTTTGATGAGCCCGCCTTCCGGAGTAGCGTTCCAGTCTCCGGCCAGCCATGCCTGAACGAGCCACGCTTCTCCGGATTTTTTCAGACGGTCGATGTACTTCGGGTCGCCTTCCATCAGCAATGGGTTGTCCTGCAGGCGACTGGGGATGTATATGCGCTGTGCCCCGGTAGACTCGTCAAAGATGGGCGACATGCCCAGAGGGTTCGGGTCTATGTAACGCTTCTTGATCCACTCATGACCGGCACCACCGGGGTTGGCACTGATGTTAAAGCTGGCGGGTATGCCGTGTGGGTTACGCAGGGTGGCGTTGAGTTTGTCGATGGGTTTTGGGCAGGGAAAGTTACCGCCTTCGTCCACATAAACATCGGTATAGCTGTGTCCCTGGTACTTCCCTGCATCGGCATCCCGTTCGAGACTCCGAAGCCTGAGCATGGCTCCGTTGGGCATAATCCATGTACTTTTCTGGGCTTTCCATGTAGCCCCTAATGGCTGGTAGATTTCCTGACTGCGGCCTATAACCTCGTCCAGCTCCGGCATGCTGCGACGAATAAACAGCCCCTTGCATTTGCCTCCGTAGACTTCGGATCGCATTGCCCACTTGCCCAGAAAGCCATCGGTCTTACCGCCACCTCGGGCACCTCCGTAGAGAATGTCTTCAATGGGACAGGTCAGCAGGGCGGTTTGCCGTCCTGGTTGGGGTGACCAGGAAAAATAAGCCTTCATTTCAAAACCAACTATTATGGGTATTCTATTTTTTCTAATATATACAAGAGGAAAAAATGATCACAAAATTACTGCGGTTGTCTGTTCTGGCATTGACGCTATCTTCATCATCAGCTTGGGCATCGCTCCAATCAACAGGGCGTGATTCTTTTAAATACACGGCAAATGATGGCACAGAAAAATCAATCAAAATTACTGGATTTACACGTTTTAAGAATGCAGCTGATTATTTAAAATCAAGCGCTTTTGGCAATAGCAGAGAAAAATCAACTACCCCGCCCCAAGGGGCGGGGTATGAAGTTAGTTCTCTGAGTTGTTCGCCGCAAGCGGCGGGGAATATGACCCTCAGAGATTTAAAACATGATCAGGAACTTAAAGGTCCAGTAATAAGTACAATTTATGCTATCCGATTTGGTGAAGATACGACAAACTCAAACAGTATTGGTTTCATAATTGTCTTGGCTAATGGTACAAAATTACTTAATTTTGAATACCATTGTTCAGTGATGGGTATTAAAAGTGGTTATTATAAAGATAAAACCATTCACCAAGCATTATCAGATATGCAATCACAAGGATCATTTTTGGGTGTAAGTGCCAGTAATCAGGCCTTAAGCTATTGGCATGCCCCAGAAGACTTTGAGCAAACCTACTTAAACCGATTCAAGGTAGAAGAGTCTCACACATTAACTGCAACAATATTACTTGAACATTTCATTGTCTCAGGAGCTGGAGTAATAAATATCCCTGGCTTAGGTCAGACTACATATACGATTACCGAGCAATTAAATTTGTGACGTTGTAAATAGTTTAATTTTATTTGTCCTGCTTTTGCTGGAAGGCTTTTACCCAATCTTCCAGATCCATGGGAGAAGGCACCACCACCACGCCTTGTTGAATTTCTTCTCCCTCCGGTGTCGTCTGACTGATTTTTTGCGGTGCTTCAAAACCATAGATTTTTGCCCTGCGGTCAATGGCTTTCATCACTCTGTCCATTGCCTGCAGGTCACCCTTCAGCGATAGTTTCATAGCCTCCCGAATGATCAGCTCCAGCCGCTGCAGGTCGAGGGTTTTATTCAGCTTCGCTAGTTTTTTGGTTTCCTCCTGCAAGGCTTCAAGAGATTTCACTACAGCTCGATGGGCTGCGCTTTTCGAGACGCCTAACTGGTCGGCGATTTGCTGGTAGGAGAGACCGATGGTACGGAGGTCAAGAGCCTTACGTCTTAACTCATTGTTGCTTATGCGTTTTTTGCCGGTTCCTTGGCTCATATCGTCCCACCTCTATGCGTTCCACCTAAATTCGCTGTGCTTTCTTCCCTGTAAATTGCTCCCAACGCTTGATAATGACATCACAATACACCGGGTCGAGTTCCATGATCCGGGCTTGCCGTCCCAACTTTTCACAGGCGATCAGGGTGCTACCTGAACCTCCGCACATATCCAGTACCCGGTCTTGTCGGGTGCTGCTGTTGCGAATCATATGCACAAGCAGTGCAACGGGTTTCATAGTGGGATGTTCCGCTGAACGGGCGGGTTTGTCCTCACGGACAATGGTGGTGTTCAGCTGGTTGCGAAGTGTGCGGCAGTGGTTGACCAGTTCGGACTTATCCATGTTCTTTAAGTCCGGCTCATCATCGATCACGGTGGCCTTGTTAAATTCCCCGAACCACTTATGGGCAGCTCCGGGTTTCCATCCGTACAGAATGGGTTCGTGCTGCCAGTTGTAATCCTGCCTGCCGAGGGTGAAGGTGTTCTTGACCCAGATGAGGCACTGTTTAAGCAAGAATCCCGCTTCCTGAAGCGCACTGCGAAAGTTGACGCCTTCAGTGTCGGCATGAGCCACGTAGATCGGTGCTCCCGGTTTCGTCCACTGGCAGGCTGCGCTGAACAGGTCACGAAGAAACTCTCTGAACTGGGCGTCACCCATCTTGTCATTCTTGATGGTGAGTTTGTCTTCAGTGCCCCCTTGGTAATCAACGTTGTAAGGTGGGTCTGTCCACACCATATCCACAAGCTCGCTTTGCACCAGCCGTTCTATGTGTTCAGGCTTAGTACCGTCACCGCACATAAGACGATGGCTGCCCAGTAGCCAAACATCACCGGGTTGGCAGGTTGTGTTGTCTCTGGGTTCCGGGCAGTCGTCGTCATCGGTCAAACCGTCTTCGGGTTCATCCAGAAGGTCTGGTGATGCGAGGCTTTCCAGCAGACTGTTCAGCTCGTCATTATCGACATCGATACCTTCCAGCAAGCGATCCAGCATGCCCTGATCGGTTTCAGCCATAGCCGACAGTGGATCAATGGTGGCCAGTGCGATCTTTTCCTCATCTTCGCTCAGGTCAACGTAAATCACGGGCACTTCGGTTTCGCCTTCCCGCATGGAGAGTTCGACCCGCAGGTGGCCATCGATCAGGTGCCCGGTTCGCTGGTTGACAATTACCTGCTGAATCCAGCCGATTTCCTCCAGTGCGCCTTTCAGGGCATCCTGCTGATGCTTGGGGTGAATGCGCCAGTTCTGTGGATTGGCGAGTAACTGCTCCGGGTTTTCCTTGCCCTGGCCTGTGATGCGGTCTTTCCATCGGCTCATGATGCTTCTCCCAGGGCTTTCCGCAGGCGTTTGATTGCAGACTTGCGGATCTGGCTGATGCGTGAGTGTGAAACCTTGAGGTCATTGCTGATGGTTTCAAATGGGAGTCCACTCAGGTCATATTGAATCACTCTGAGTTCTTTTTCCGGTAACCCTTTGATGCAGTCTCGCAGAAGAGCCAGAGTTCTTTGTTGTTCTGCTTCGTCAGCAGGATCGTTGTGTGTAACCGGGATCAGCTGGCGCTCACAATCTTCGTCATGGCTGTCATGAATAGGGAGATTTTTAACGCAGGGGAAGTTGTTCCATTTGCGATACTCTGCCAGAGACTTGCCCATTCTGACGGCCATCTCCTGGTTGGTCGGAGCTCTTTCCAGTTCATTGCTCAGTTGCTGAGAGGTCTGTTTCTTCTCTCGCTGGAAGCGTCGAATCCCCCTTGACGTACAGTCGTATCGACGAATTTCATCAATCATGGCTCCACGAATGCGAAGGCACAGGTAAGTGGCCAGGCTGCAGTTTTTGCTCTCGTCATAGCGGCTGAAAGACTCAATCAGTGCAACAAAGCCTGCCTGTATCAGGTCATTGCGAGGGATCAGACGACGTGTCTGCGAATCTACTTTTGCCGCTATCGCATGCACATTGGGCGTAAAGTCCCGAATCAGTTCATCCGTGTTCATGCCATCTCCCTCGTCCTGACATTGCCGACCAAGTGGTAAAATTCCACAGCTTCGTTGACCAGCTTATGGGCTTCGCTGATCTTGCCTGTTTCGAGGTACATCTGGACGCATTCCAACGATCCAAGCAGGCGGCGAAAGTCCAGCGTATGCACGACTGCCATGCCTGCCAGCTCATCGGGCGTTTTTTCGTTCGCCAGTCGATTGATGTTTACAGAATCACCGATCTGGCGTTCCAGAAGTTCTTTGTCCTGTTCCGTCAGGTTCATATGCCCTCCTTGAGCCCTTTCAGCTCTTTTTCAACAAGAAACCGAGCGACTGAAGTCGTTCACGGCTCTTGTTCCTGCCTGCTCTGGGGTGAATCCCTTGCCGGATCATGGTCTGTTCCAGCTCTCGTTCGTGGTAGCGGTTAGACTTCTCTGCTTCACTCAACGTCGTTTGCTGGTGCTCCAGTGCCTGGGCAGGTTCCGTTTGCCCGGTGGTAAAAATTCGCATCACCACACGGTGGTACTCCACGATGAATTTTTTCTTCAGCGTTTGTCGCTCGAAGCGGTTTTCCTCGTTGCGGATATCAAACCAGCCGGTGTAGTGACCCGCTATGTAGACTCCCCGGTGCGACCAATTGTGCTCCAGTGGTTCATGGCTGTGTTCTTCCACTTCCCGCCATGCCCGGTCAACGGGTGGCATGCCGTAATCCTCCGGTCTGGGTTTGCACAGATGAATCGCCTTGGCCACGTTGGGAAAACGCCATTTCTCCGGTTCCTCGGTCATCAGCTGTCGCATCCTGACAAACCCGGCATCGATCTGTGGTCGGGTCAGCTGGGCGATCTGGTCATGCCACTCGGCCTTGGCAGTATCCTCCGTCCGGTCATTGGGAAACTTCACCTTGTAATCTGCTCCGTAGGTGCGTTTCAGCCGGAAGAAAAAATAATTCACTGTCTTGCCTGTCAGACGGCTACTCTCCTGCGGGTGGGGGACGTCCGGGGTCGTTGAGCCAGCTGGTGTCGCTAAGGTCGTAGTCTCTGTCGGAGAAGACGGGATTAGCTCCATGGTGTTCTGCGTATCGTTGTTGGTTGTCATGAATTTCTCCCCGATGGACAGCGTTGTGGATGAACCTGTCGATCTGGTCTGCACTTTTGAGAATTACATGGAGCCCGTCGTACTTCTGTCCTTGCTCGTTGTCACCCATGTTGAACGGGGTCAGGCTGCAGCCGAGGATGGCGGTTTTCAGGTCGTTGACCGAATAGCCCATTTTCAGTGCTGCCCGAATATTTTTTTTGCGCTTGTCGTCCAGCCTGGCTTGCGGGTGTTTGAGTGCTTCCTGCCAGAAGCAGAACACCTCCCTGACCAGCTCTGGTGAGTCACGTTTGGGTTTGCTGTCTGGTGGCGGATGGTCGTGATGCAGAAGTTCACCTTCGACCACATCCGGTTCAGGTGCCGGTTCAGGGGAAGGTTGAGCGTTAGCTCGACGAGTGTCGTCAGACACTGGCTGTTTATTTTTTTCTGTCTCTGTCTCTGTCTCTGTCTCTGTCTCTGTCTCTGTCTCTGTCTCTGTCTCTGTCTCTGTGCTTCGAAGGGGGTTGTTTTGACTTTTTTTCACTTCAATAAGCCCCTTCGAAGGGGGTTCAAAGCGCTTTTTTAATAGCTCTATCTGGTCTTCAAGATACTGTTTTTCCTCGCTTTCTTTGTATTCGTTCATTTTTTCCTTGAGCAAACTGAACATTTGCGAGGCGTCGATGCGAACAGATGGCAAATTGTCGAGAATTTTTATGATGTTTTTTAAATTGTTGATGGAATCGATAGGATTAAACTTTAAATATCGATTAATAATTATCCAGTTTTCGTCCTCTGAAAGGTTGAAGAAGCCCCTTCGAAGCCCCTCCGAACGGGCTTCTTTCACCCTGTCTGTATCCCAAAGAAGGTATCCTTGGAGCATTTGAACGGGGGCAAAAAACAGTCCTGCTGAGTTCCCATGGGGGTTTGTTAACAGAAAAAAGAAGAGCGTTCGTCCGTCTTCCGACATGGATAAAATTTCCGGGTTAACCCAAAACGAAGAATGTAACTTTGAGTACTCTCTCATCTCTCACTCTCCGTCACTGTCGCTAAACCAGTTACTGGTAACCGTTAAGCAATTGTCACCGTCATATTCCACGAGTTTTCTGGTGGACAATTCATTTAATGCATCTTCAACTTCCCCGAGGTCTTCTGGGGTACTCGCCACATTCAATCCCAGTAATAATTCCAAATGTTCCGATGGCATATAAAACGATCTGCTTTTTTTTGAGTGCGAATAAAGAACCAAATAAACAGCGATCAGCTTGGCCTCCTTGCTCAACGCTGTAATTTCCGGATCTGCAAAAAATGAGGCGGATATGGGGTTCTCTCTATTTTTCATGCCTACTCACTCCTATACTTCTCTGCGATCCGGGCTTGTGTTTTGCCATTGCGCTTCTGGACGTCTGTGATGATGTTTTCCATCACCATGACCTCCATAGAAGGCGTCGGGTCTTCATGAATCAAAAAGCCATCCAGTGCTTTTTGGATAGCGGGCGGGTTCCACTCAAACCATCCATCCTCGTCTGCCACATAAAGCAGACCCAGCAGTGTGAGTCGAACGGGGAGTTTGGTATCTCTGTTCAGGTAGAACAGTTCCGGAAAGTGGAAAAACCGCAGGGGAATTTGAACCTTGCGCTTGGCTTTCATGGCTGACTCCATTCTTGTTGTTATTTAACGGAGGGTGCCGGGGGGGTACCCTCCGGTTTGTTAAGGCAGTATGCTCTGCCATCGCTCACCAGAAAGTTGCCGGTTGGAGTCTTCTGGCACGACTGCGGGTGTTATTAGCGCCACCTCCCGCTGGGCTATTCTGTTGTTGCTAAATCACGCGCTTTCCTTGCGCTTCTCTATGGCCTGAATTAACCAGGGTGCAACGTTCTTGACTGCTCGCTCACCAAACAGAAAACCAAGCACTAAAAGGTTGATGGCAATCAGGGCTTTTTGTTGGTATTCGGAGAGTGTCCAGCTGGTGAACCATTGGTAGTCGAGCCAGATTGTGTAAAAGCCCCAGATAGGTCGCTGGCTTCCCCTGGCAAATAAAACCATTCGTCCGACAATGGGCAGGCTTCGAAGGTCTTTAGCGGTACCTTCCAGTTCACTGATCCGCTGGGTAATTTCACGCTCGGCATCCAGCAGTACCTGGTCTGACTGCTGCTTCTTTTCCAGCTCCAGTCGTTTCAGGTCGAGCATGATCTTGCCTTTTTCTTCCATAGGCATGTCGGGAGGAAAGTAGGTTTTAATGGCATCGTAGACGGTGTCGGCCAGTCCTCCGGTCAGGACGTTGGACAGCCCACTGGCGATTTTGCTGAAATTCATCAGAGTTCCTTTTCTTAATGAATAATCCGGTGCGGTACGCCTTGTTGCTCCCAAGTAATCCCCACGTCAATTAACCAGTCGCTATAAGGCTGGCAGCCCAGTTCGTGGTGAATGATCGCTTTCATCAGGGGATTCAAAATATGAGTGATACCTGCAGGTAGTCGCTGATCGTGCGCCAGTCCCAGTCGATGACTGACTGAACGAATATAAGCGTCAGTATCGTTTTCACTGGGAGGAGCCCAGCGTTTGATAATGTCTTGAAGGGTTTTGAGTTTATGCCGGTGGTAATAGTTCTGAAGAATGCGAGCCATCGCCCTGATGCCGTACTCAGGGGAGATATACTGGCAGAACACATCATCCGTTTGTGTTGACTGCAAGCCCAGCCATGGGTCGCCATGCTTTATGTTACCGGGGTTATTGTTACGCCACCCCCGGATTTCACCCAGATGTTTCATTGCTGCAATTCCGTTGCATTTCGCTGTTGTATTGATTGCCAGGTGTCGTACAGCTTCAGCCCCAGTAATAAAGTGCTTGCAACACTGGCGAGAACGACTCCGGTATAAAACAGTTTTCTGACATCTTCGCCCAGGCTAGCCACCAGCTTATGAGTCTCTTTGCTTTCCTTTTTGATCTCGCTGATGTCGTCGTTCATGGTTTTAAACTGAACCTCAAGCTGCCCGACAGTCTGCTCAAGATTAATGACTCTTGGGGGCGTGCTTTCCAGTTCGCTGACCCGGTGTTCCAATACCGCCAGACTCTTTTCCAGCTCGTTTTGGTTGCTGTCTGCCATCCATGTATCCCTGCGTTTGCGCTCTGAGTAAGCGACATGACAAACCGAAACGAGGGTGGTTATCCCCCTGAACCACTTTTCTTATGGTTCGCTCTACCAATCCAAAACGCTGACCAATTAGTTGCTTATGCTCACCAGACCAAACGGCGAGGGTTATTTCCTGATTTCGCTGCCTTGCTGCAAGGTGTTGCGGAATGTAGAGCAGCATGCCTCCGAACCGGGTAGCGAGTTTTATCGCCGCTTCCATACCGATGACATTGACTATTGAGGATTCAGGAGTAGGTTTCGCTGCAATGTATTTCCGCTGACCGCCGAGCGTTTGCTCCAGTTTCAGGGTGGTTTGAGTGCCCAGCAGCTCGATGATTTCCGGTTCGTTACTCATTGGCTGGCCACCAGGTGGCTACTCGGACATTTTGAATATTGCACTGCCGAGCCAAGCCGTTTTTTATCAGTCCTTGCTGCTTAGCAATCAAGAGGCTTTCAGCTACAGCGTATTTATCGAGCCCTTCTAGGGCAGCAATTTCACGAGAGGTATGCCCTTCGTGCTTACATACGAAACGCACAACTTCAGGTATTGATGGGCTACGTCTGAACTTCTGATCCCTAAAGTCCATTTGAGCGATCCTGATATCGATTGAAAGGATTACTCTTTTTTAAATGGTAAAGAAGCTTTATGTCAACGCAAAAATAAATATTATACGTAGTAATGAAACTCTATTACGTTTGAATGTTTGAAAAATGAACTCTTTTATCTGTAGATATACGACAGAGAAATTAGACCTGTGGAAGGTGAACCTTTACATCTCACGTAAGTGCATTGTACAAATGTAAGAGATAATAAGTTTAACGCAGTTAAACTTGAACGTAATAGTATGCTTTATAACGTTTTTTTATGACATTGAGCGTTATTTTCTCTGAAGCCTGTTGATGAGGATGAGCCAATTTCTGACGTTAGTATTACTAACACTTTACGGAATCTATGATAAGCTTCTGCTTATTAAAATACGTTTAAAATAATGATTTTGCGTTTATTTTGTCTCTTTGCAGACTTGAAGGCATAGAACAGAAAATGGAGAAAGGCGATGTCTACGCTCGGCGAGCGCCTGAAAGCGGTGCGTAAACAACGTGGTCTGACTCAGGCGGCTTTGGCTGACAGAGTCGGAGCCAGGCAAGGCAATATCAACGACATAGAATCTGGCAGAAATAAATCGTCAAAGTACCTGCTTGCTCTTGCAGATGTGCTGAATGTCGATGCTCGCTGGTTGGAACGGGGAATAGGGCAAATAAGAGGCGTAGGTGTTGATGTCGTTAACCAAGGTGCCCCTCTTCCACTCTATGACATGGATACAATCAAGCAACTGGCTCTTGATCCGAACTTTGAGCCTGTCATGATTGATCAGCTGTACAGATGTCCGACTGAGCACTCAGACAAGGCCTATTCAATTCAGCTTGTTACTCCTTTGTATAATTTTTCTGCTGGCTGTGTGCTATTTGTTGATCCGGCAGGGTCTTATCAAAATAATGACTATGTTGTTTGTGTATTTCCTGACAGTGGGCTTGTAGATATCAGACAATTAGCCACTGATGGAAATGCAAGTTTCATCAGAAATTTAGACCTCTCCATGCCGAATGAAAAACGCCTTTTAGAAGTTAAGATACAGGTTTTTCCGGGAGGTACGCTAGCGATTCCACAAACAACGAGTACTGATTCCAAAACTGTAATCTTGGCTGGCAGAATTATTTTTTCAGGTTATAGATACAACTGATTGACTCACAGTGTTTTACAAGAGGCTGAGTTATCCAGCCTTTTTTTAACTCATTTTAAACGTTATTTCATTTGATATAACTTAAATAGAGTTCTAAGGTAGAGAAGACATCATGAAAAGGAGTTCATTATGAAATCAGGAATCTATGATCAACTCCCCGAGCAGGAGTACCATGCCGGTGAAGGGCTGTCAGCCTCAACACTGGTCGAAATGGGGCGTTCACCTGCCCATTGCAAGGCAAGGCTTGATGGGTTGCGGGAAAAGCGCACACGGGCGCTGGAAATCGGTCAGGCGCTGCATTGTGCGGTTCTGGAGCCTGAACGGTTCGAAACGGACTACATTCTGGCTCCAAACCCCATGGATGAGCAGTACGCTGATGTGGTGCCGGTGGCGGATACCCATCTCAAAGCCCACTGTAAAAAACTGGGTATCTCCGGTTACAGCAAGCTGAAAAAAGACGATCTGAAAGCTGCCATTCTGGAGGCTGACCCTCAAACCCGGTTCTGGGATCAGGTGGCTGAAAAGGCTGTCGCTGGCAGAACCATCCTGTCCGAGAATGATATGGATTTGTGCCATGGGGTCATGGGTTCTGTCTCTCGCCATCAAAAGGCATCTTCAGCTTTTTCCAGTGGTGTTGCCGAACGTTCTATCTATTGGGAAGATCCCGACACCGGCATACTCTGCCGTGGTCGCATGGACTATTACCGTGAGGATCTGGGCATCGTCTTCGACCTGAAGTCCTGTGTGGATGCCCGGTATCACCGGTTCCAGAGTGACATCATGAAATATCACTATCACATGAAGGCTTCGTGGTATCTCAAAGGCTGCAGGGCTGTCGGTCTCCCTGCTAATGGTTTCGCCTGGCTAGCCATTGAAAAAGAAGAGCCCTATGCCATCGGGTTGTATATGGCCTCTGATGACATGCTGGAACTGGGCAGGGTCGATATGGACTGCCTGCTGAAAGAGTTCGCTGAATGTCAGGCGTCCGGTATCTGGCCTGCCTATCCCCAAGAGTTCAGCACCATCGAATTACCCGACTGGGCAAAGAAGGATTTGCACGATTCGTTTGCATAAGGATTTGCACGAATTGCCAGCAAACCGAGCACAAGGAGTTGCTTGATTCATTTGCATAAGGAGTTGCGCCATGCCAAAAGCTACCGCTAAAAAATCACCGGCCACGCAGGTGGTGGATACCGCTGAAAAGCCAGCCACCATTAAAGACCTGCTCCGAAACAATAAAAACACCATTGCCCAGGCTCTGGAAAATACGCCACTGACACCAGAACGATTGCTGTCAGTGTGCATGACTGAAATCCGCAAAACCCCGAAGCTCAGGGAATGCTCGCAGGCATCTCTCGTCGGTTCCATCATCCAATCGGCACAGCTGGGGCTGGAGCCTGGCTCGGCACTGGGGCATTGCTACCTGATCCCATTCTGGAATAACAAGCTCCGCAGCCTTGAATGCCAGTTTATGCTCGGTTACCGGGGCATGCTGGCACTGGCTCGTCGCTCCGGTTCCATCGTCAGCATCGATGCTCGGGTGGTCTATGCCGCCGATGAGTTCAGCCTGCTCTATGGCACCATCACTGAAATAATCCACAAACCCAAGCTGACAGGGGAGAAAGGTGGCGTTGTAGGTGTCTATGCAGTAGCTCAGCTGCAGGGCGGTGGTACCCAGGTGGACTTCATGCCCGTCGAGGACATCCTGAAAATTCGGGACAGCTCCAAAGGGGTTCAGTCTGGCAAGGACACGCCATGGAAGACCCACTTTGAAGAGATGGCAAAGAAGACCGTGGTTCGCAGGTTGTTTAAATTCCTGCCGGTATCCGTAGAAGCGTTAACCGCTGTCGGTCTCGACGAAAAAGCCGAGGCGGGGCAGTCCCAGTGCAATGAAGCACTGATTCAGGAGGGTGATGGCGGTGTCCTTGTGGACATGGATACCGGGGAAATCATCGAAGGAAAAGTGACCAGTGCCGCAGACCTTAACCGGGCACTCTAGGAGACGTGAAATGGACGACGTTATCTATGTAGTAAAAATTGGCATGCATGATTTTCTGGCCACCAACCAGAAGCATGCTGTGAACTTAATCAAACTGTTGGCGAATGCCCAGCCGGTTAACTGTGTTTACTGCACCGAGAATTCGACTGAGACCGTGAGTGCAGTAAAGCCTGTAACAATTTCTCTGGAAGTGAAACCCGGTAGTGCTTTGTCTGAAGACTAGCAAGGAGGCGGTCATGTTGAAGTGGGTAAAACTAAACCGTTACTACGAATTGTCCGGTGACACTCAGGATGCTTTTTACTCAAAGAAAAGAAAGGGCATTTGGCGTGAAGGCAATCAGTTTCGCACTGCTGCTGATGGTGTTACCTGGGTCAACCTTGAAGCGGTTAATAGCTGGGCAGAAAAGAGCAAGCACATAGCGTAATAAAAAACGATAGGGGTGTTGTATGGACTTATCAGGGATCGACCTGCCGAAGGGTGTATCTGTCAGAACGTTTGCTCAATCGGTAACGATTCAGGTTCAGTTCTCCTATAGAGGAGACAGGTGTCGTGAAGTATTTACGACCATCAGTTTGCCCGGTGAGTCGGTTACTCAGAATAAGGAGTTCATTGCTGCCGTTAAACGGAATGTAAAAGCAGCAGGTGATCTGCTTGGTAGAATCCGACACGAAATCAATCAGAACACTTTTTCATATCAGGATCATTTTCCTGATTCAAAAAACTGTAAAAAATATGGGCATATCACTCACGGTCATAAAACCGTTGAGGATTACTTAAAATCCTTTCTGGCAAAAGCACCCAAGAAGGTTCGTACAAAAACACTCAAAAACTACGACCGTATCATTAACAACCAGCTCATTCCTGAGTTTGGCGAGATGGATGTTGAGGACTTAACTCCGGGTATCATCCGTGACTGGGTGTTTGAAAAGAGCCACTGCACGAGTCGAAAAACGATCAGTAACATACTGTCTCCTTTCAAGCAGGCCATGGATGATGCCGTCATGGATCGGATTATCAGTGACAATCCAGTGCGAGCGTTAAACCTGAATCGAATTATCACGGTCGAGTCTCGTCAGAGCGAGTATAAGCCAGATCCGTTCACTGAAGATGAAATCAATATTTTGCTGGATGCCATGGATGGGCAGATCAGAAACTTATTCCAGTTTGCTTTCTATACCGGGCTTCGTACCAATGAACTTGCAGGGCTGACCTGGCAAAAAATCGACTTTGTTAACCGTGAGGTGCTGGTTGATGAGGGGCTGGTTGAAGGAGAAATGGGTAAGTTGAAAACCGCAGACAAAGGCGTAAAGTCCAGAAAGGTGCTTTTACTGGATCAGGCACTGGATGCTTTGCTGAAACAAAAAGCATTCACTTTTCTGGAGGGGAACTTCGTATTCCATCACCCATTCAAAAACCGACATTGGTATGATGACTCTCAAATCCGAAAGTTTGCATGGACTCCAGCCTTCAAGCGATCCGGTTTGCGTTATCGCAATCCCTACCAGACCCGACACACTTATGCCCATATGCTGATTCGTGACAATGAGAACCCTTGGTGGATCGCTAACCAGCTTGGTCATAAAGGACTCGAAATGTTGAACCAGCATTATGGTGGTTGGCTGGAAGAGGCCGCTGACAAATATAAGCCTCGGAAGAGATTCACCGATCAGCAGCTTCGTGCCATCAAATAAAACCCTGCCTTGAAATGCAGGCCTACCCATCAGCTGGCAAGTCGCCAGCATCAAACCATCAAATAAATCTCTGGCTTCTTTTCTCTGGCTTGGCTGGTCTGCTCCGTTCAAGTGGCATTTTGAGTGGCAGAAAGTGGCATTCTGAGTGGCAGGATCGTGGCAGTGGATGCTGGAAAGTGGCATTTTCGTGGCAATGCCATACCGCCTCAGACAGACTCAGATGGAAGACTAAGGGTTTTTTAACCTCCTGATATTAGTAAAGAATATCTGTCTCTGTTTATCTGGGTCTGTTTGAGATGGTTTAGGGAAATGGTGGAGGCGGCGGGATTTGAACCCGCGTCCGCCGATTCGCAGCCTTTGGCTCTACATGCTTAGATTCCGTCTTTAGGTTAACGCAGAACGACCCAACGGTCAGGGTGACACTACGCGATCCTGAAAAGTTTTAACCAATCCGCCTCAGGCATACTTCATGGCGATCCCGTTTGCATTTGCGATCAGTACCAGCCAACAGGCAAGCCAGAGTGATCGGGAGGAGGCAGGGTTTAAGCTGCCAGAGCTCCTTGGTAGTTGTCTTCGTTTGCAACTAAATGTTTGTAGCTATTGGTTTTACGAGAGCAGCTACGCGCTCGACATGCACCTCAGGTTTTGTAACCGTCGTCGAATCCTAATCGCCCCCGGAAAAACCTGCTGCCAGTTTATTCTATTTTGTAGGGTGTAAGTCAATAAGTAATTTCAAATTGCTATATAAATTGGCATAGAAACGTGTCTGACTGGTGCTTTTCTATACTTATTTGAATTTGTCGCAGGAGTACCACACTATGTCAGGGACGATTATTGGCAGGAACACCAGCCCCTCGAATATACAGCCATCTGATAACAATGGCGGGGCAAATAAAGCAGGCAGAATGGCGAAAAAACAGTTTCAATGTCGTAATGTTCTTTCCCGTGGCGGCAGATCTATCGTTAGAAATGCAGCAAACTGCAGGGTGATGAAAGGTTCGCCTCTCAATATAAGGAATGTCAGCAACCTTCCTCAGCGTCAGGCATCTCCGGGTTTGCCACGTCCCGGAGCCCGTCAGAAAAAACCAATGGATGAGCCGGCAGCCTTGAAGCAGTTACGTCAGCAAAATAACCGACAACAAAAACTGGAACAGCAACTGACTAACCTGCCTGCGCCACCAACCGATGATCCAAAAGGCAGTGGTCGTTCACCTGATACAATAAAAACCGATCATCGTGCAGGAAAGCAGCCTTCTAATGTTGGTGGTTCACCAAACCAGCGGAGGCGGCAGGAACAACCGTCGAATGAGCCAGCCGCTTTACGACAATTACGTCAAGAGAATGATCTGGCTAATCTGCCTTCTCCCCCGACAGGTAAACCAAAAGGCAATGGTCGTCCAACAGGCATGATGAAGGCGGACATGAAAGCCAATATATTGCCTTCGTCATTTAAGGGGCTATCAGATTACATTGGTAAAATAACGACGACAAAGGATCTTCTGGAAACGTTCAACGCCTTAACATACAAAGGTATCAAAGGTCAGATTTCAAGCTCACAGCTGTCTTCACTCAAGGGACGATGCGTTGGTATGTTGGTGAAAGTTTCAAAAGATCCCAAACAAGCCGATCAGATTTCAGAAGTGCATTTAAAGAAAATGATTCCTGACGACTATGCAAGACGAAAGGACATTTCACACAAAATAACTATGAATAAGTCAGCCTTTGTAGACCTTCAGAACCGTTTTGACCGATTGAAGAAGGGATAG